GTCACTTTATATTTCATCTTTCAACTCCTCCACTTTCCCTCTTAATTCTTTATTCTTTTTCTTCAACAAATCGCGCTCCAGCGCTCTAATCCGTCTCTTGCGTGCATCGCACGGTTTCGAATACTCGATTATCTTCTCTTCATTTTGCTCAATTGTACGTTTCAGTCCTTCGATTACTACCTGTTTATCGTACTTCATCGTCTAAAAATCTTTCAATAGCTTCTCTATAGGAGACTTCCACCATACCGTCTAAGTCGTTCAGGGCTTCAATATAGTCTGGACGCCCTTGCCCATACTGCTTTTTCAAAAACTCAACAAAGAGATGAATTTCCTGATAGGTTACTCCAATCATATTTCTATCCTCCTATCAAATCCCATCAACTATCCTCTGCAATATCTCGTGATATTCGTAAATCTCCAGCTCAATCCTATAATTCTTATTTCCGGACTTGCCACCGTGCATGAACTCAGTCGATACTATCACGTTGTAATTATCATCTGTCCAAATCTTAGCGTCCGTCAAACCATCAAACAAAGCCTTGCTTGTGGGCGACCAGTTCGGTGGGTCATACTTCCGATTTGTCGGAGGATATATCCGAACCTTAACCTTGCAAGGTTTGTCCTCGCTGTAAGGTAAGCCAAAGTAATCTCTCAGTACATTCTTGCCCTCGTATTCGGCTAACTGCCGTAAGAACTTAGTTGTTTTAGCCTTTTGATGAAAGTGCGGTCTATCATTTGAGTTAATCATCTGCTTCCTGTTCAACTCAAATTTAAGAATCAATCTCTCCTGCATTCAACCTCCCTAGCCATCTAGCTTTTTCCACGCTTGCTATTGCAAGAATGTCATTAGCTAAATCAAAAGCTGTGTACCAATCCAGAACTCCTAACAAGTCCTTGTGCTCCTTTAATTCATCAACTAAGCTTTTCAGTCGTTCCAATGGGTTGCTTTCATACCCCAACAGATATCCAACGCTTACGCCGAAGTAGTCAGCAAGTTGTTGGGCTTTTTCTGGTTTGATTTGGCTTTCTCCGTTTTCCCAGCGTGATAGAGTCTTTTCTGATATGCTTATTTCTTTTGCTATTTCCTTTTGAGATAGCTTTTTTTCTTGTCTTAATTCTTTTAGTCTATTCATCAAAACACCTCATTCAGTTCCATAATCTCATCGCTGCCATACTTTCTACCAAAATCCCACGCCTGCCAAATTGTGAGCAAAGCAAGCGTGAGTGAAATTCTTTGCGCCATTCGTCCAAAGTCACATAAATGTCACTGACGCATTTTCTAGTTCGCAGTTTTACAAGAATGCACGGCTTGTTGGTTTTTGAGTTGTTTCCAAAATGGAAATAGTTGGTTTATTTAATCAGTTCATCCAATTCTGCCTGCGTCAACGGTTCAATTCGTTGATAACCTTGGACAGTGTAATTTTTTTTGTATTCAAATCCCAAATCCGCAAGGCTATTCTTGAAATAGTCTTTTTCTTCCGTGTCGGCGAAATATACTTCCAAGGTCATTTTTTGGGTATATCGTTTTAAGCCGTTTTCAGCCCCTCTGACGGCTTCTTGTTGGTTTTGGGATAATTGCCTACTGTCTAAGATTTCGCCCGTTTCTGGGTCAAATTTTGCGGTCTCCGTTGATTTTGGCGCTTTCTCTTGTTGCTGAGCTAAAACTTCCTCACGTTCTCGTTCAGCTCGCTCTTGAGCCAATCTAATTTCTTCTTTTTGCTTTTCAAAAGCGTAGTCTGCCTTGATTTGTTCCAACACTTCAACCAAAGTCATGTCTTTCAACATCCGAATATATGGCTGGTCTGTCATTCCGTACTCAGCGCATTGCCCTGAGATTGCTGAGATGGTTTTCTTGTATTCTTCTTGTTTCTGAAACTCAAATGTGACCATGTCATCAAGTGACTTCATAGTGGCTTTTTTAAGCGTCACGCCGTCAGCCATGAAATCGCCAGCCTTGACATACTCAAGGGCCTTCTCGTCAAATAGACGAGGGTCAAGCATGTATTCTGACGCCTTATTTGTAATGTAACCCTTAACAGTATCCAGTCTGAGTGCTTTCTGGTGGTCTTCAAACTCTTTGACATCTTTCGCAATCTTTTTGATAACACCATCAAGCGGTTCAACCTGCTCTGTGATGTATTCGTTAAAATCATCAGCGGTTTTTGACAAAACCTTTTTGATTTTGATACGTTCATCAGATATCTGCTTGAACAGTTTTCTGAGATCAGCTAATACCTGCTTATCGTCCTTGATTGTCGAAGCAGTAACTGTGTAATTCTGGTACTTCGTTACCACCTCTTTAATATTTTGTTCAAACAACTCACGGTCTAAAATTTCAACCTGAGCTTGTGTTACACTTACTTGTAATTCTTGCATGTTAGTACTCCATTTCTTCTAAGAGTTCGCCTTGGACTGTCTTCTCAACTTGAGTAGGTTCAGGAACTGGGTGATTCGCCTCTTGTTCTTTATTGAATTGCTCAATCTGAGCCATCTTGCGTGTTACGACATCCTCTCGACTTTCTTGAGGTGTGACATCTTTGATACGGTCAAATGTTTCTCCGCCGTCATCCTCTGTGTACATATTGCCTAAATCCTCAGGGAAAGCCTCTCTAAGAGCATTTACCAGAGCCGTCTTTCTAATCATAGTAGCTGGCATAGAGTTCCAAGTGCTTTGTTTCTTGTCATATTCCTCACGGCTAACAAAGATCTCCACAGGTACCTTGAAATTTTTGCGGTACACTCTTGCCCATCCGCCTATCAATGTGTCTCCTGGGAGCATGATTGCCCCTTTGCGTTCGTGCATAACACCCTCGCTATCTGCCGCCACTACTCCAGCCTCAAAGCCTTCATAGTCTTTACATTGAGCGGCACGTTTCAAGAAAGCCTCTTTGGAGACAATTAAACTGAACTCTGTGCCTCCATTACGATTTTTGTAAGCCACAATGTAGACCTCGTTAGCAAATGGGTTAAGATTGCGACCTTTACATAAGGCTAGAGCCTGACCTATTTGTTTTTCAGTCAACAGGTTTTGTGGGTCAAAATACTTTTTGATGTCTGCCCCAGTCAATGAACTTGGGTCAATAGTAATATCACGTTTTGTCTGCGTTGCTAATTGATTATTTGTCATTTTCTTCTTCCTTTCGTCTTCTTCAAATTCCAATTTTCACGTTTTAAGTGTCTATTTTCGTTTTGCAATTTCAAAATAATATCCTGTTGGTCGTTGATGATTTCTCCGAGTTCAATTCCGAGATGCATATATTTAGCTCGCCATTTATCGATTTCTTCGTGTAGCTCCTGAATCATACTTCATCCCCCACGTATCGATACTGCCCACAGCCAACATAGATGTACTGGCTTGGGTCAAGTTCCTCACGTTCTTCAGGCGGTTGCATTATATCTCTGTCGTAATCAAACATGAGCATACACCTTTCCAAGTTCCAGCACTCGTTTCACATATCTAGCCTTTGATGTTAGCCCAAGTTCCAGCACTCGTTTCACATATCTATCCTTTGATGTTAGCCCAAGGTCCAGCAATTCGTTTTTTCTTCATGATTGGCCAAAAGCCACACACGGTTTTCAAATTCAATTCTCGTCATTTGCGCCTCCTTTGCTCTATCCCAAATACTTTGCATGGCGTGATCTTCGTGGTTCTGGCAAGGCTAGAGGTTCAGGACGCAAACCTACAGGCGGTTCATTATCAAACGTAAAGCCTTTGAACTCCCGACGGATATTCTTGCGGATTTGTTCTCTTTCAATTTCACGACCCATTTCAAGCAATTCATTACAAGCTCTAACCACTTGCGTATCATACTCTTCTTGAAGTCGTCTTTCTTCCTCTTCCTGCTTATCCATCTGACGAGCTAGAAGCCCTGCACCGATAAATCCTAAAATCACTGTGCCAGTTCCTAATAATTGGCTAACTAATGGTGGTTCAAACATTATTCTTCCTCTTCATCATCTTCTTCTGCCATATTCTGCTTAATCGCCTCACTTGGGCTCATGCCATCCAATACATCCTTGATGACATGTGAGATGTCGTGGGTTACTTTCAACGGCTTTTCTAACTCATTAGGTAGCCCCAAAAGTTTTGTAGTTAGCAATCCAAGCGTAGATAATTTATGTAGCTTTTTTTGTAACTGTTCAATGCGTTCAATTTTTTCCTGTTGCGCTTTGATAATTTGGTCTTTGTTAATCATTGTTTTTCTCCTGTGGATAACTCAGTTATCCCTTTCTTTTATTTAGATTAGTAGTAGTTTGTTGTAAAGTTAGTAGTTATTATTCTGCTATCGTGTCATCTTAACGGTTTTAGACATTTCTTTCTTCCATGATTGACTGCCTCGATATTGCAGATAAGCATCAAAACCTTTGATTGTGACAAGCTGACCATCGTTTCTAAGGTATTTTTGTTGACTAGGTAATTTTTTCATCTCTCGCCTCATATCTCCCGCTTGTCGTTTTGAACATCCAAAGATGTGCTCTAGTTCTTCATCGTTTGCAGAAATCTTCTCGATGATCACGTCTTTAATTCTCACGATTTGAACTGTTTCCATTTTTGCTCCTTTCGTGGTATAATTTTCTTGAATAATTTTGTCATGCGCCTGATTGCCGTCAGGTGCTTTTTTGCTATCTCCTTTTCTGCTATAATGAAACCAGAAAGGAGGTAATATTATGACTGAAATTCACGCATGTCTTTGCGGAAATTGGGTGAACCTATCAGCCGACGACGATTGTGTAATGGGATCAAATATGGCTAGTCCTTACATTTGGTGGGAAGAAAATGCAGAACTCTACTCACCAATTTCTAAACCTGAAGCAAACTCGATGTACCATCAGGATTATATCTACATTCACTATCGTGGCGCTGACTATCGTATCCATCCAATGTTCATTCAAATCGTTTCTAGATAACTTTTTCTAGTCTGCTAGAAATGATTTCTAAATCTAAGTCGTCCAGTTTCAACTGGTCGGCTTTTTGATTTAAACGAGCTTCGATAGCTTGGTTAATTTCAAACCATTCTATTTTTGTAAATCGGCTCCTGAATTTTAGAAATTCCTTTACTGCTTCTTTCATACTGTCCTACTTTCCATTGCCCTGAGTTCTATCTCATGGCTGACTTGTCTAAATAGCTTCTCACATGCTATTTTTGCTTCTCTGTACGTTGTAGATTCGCTGATGAAGTGATCAGCAAGTTCGATAATTTTATCTTCCATTCAACCTCCTATATCAGTCTCAAGACTGATGTTTTTTTCTCCTCGATTGCTATAATAATCTTGACTAGGACCTCTCACCGTTTTAGTCAAAATTCCAATAGAAAGGAGGAGATAGTATGGCAAATACTCCAATAAAACCTGGAACAGATAATCAGAAACCTGGTCGCTATGTAGAGGTAGGACCTCGTGGCGGAAAAGTTACTAATGGTCATACCGCAACTATCGGAAAAGGTGATCGGCTCCCTCCGACATCTGCTAAAGGCAACGGTTGGAAAAAAGTCTAATCTTCGTTTGCGTACAATCGTTCAATGGTTGTACGCTTTTTCCATACACAAAAGCACATTCCCAAAAAATCAATTTGAATCCATGCTTCGGCGTAATCTTTCCCATTGCTGGCATAGTGAGTTATATAATGGTGAATCATTTTATTCCTTCCTCCTATTGAGTTACTTGAGAAGTATCATGAATGGCTTCATAGCTAAGACGCTTGAATTTTTCTAAGTCTATCTGAAAATTGATAGGCTTTTTTCTTTTCCCACTATACGGATATCGTCTTGGTCTCATTTCTTTCTCCATTGTATTTATTTTTTCTAACCTCTCTTTTATTTATTAAGAGTAGTACTTGTTGTTAGTTAATATTTATTGTTAGTTAGTATTTATTAGTTCCTTATTTTACAGATTTGTAAAATACAGATTTGTAAAAATCGGAAATGTAAATTCTAACCTGTGGATAACTTTTCTATTGCTTCATCAAGCCGTTGTAACATGATTTCAAATTGAAAATCGGATATTTTTACATCTGAAAAAAATCTGAAAGTCTGAACACCTCGACCTCTACCAAGGCTTTTTTTGATCACACGCATATAACCAGCATCCTCTAACTTTTTTAGATGACGATCAATCGTGTCACGGCCAACACCTTTTCGCTTAGCTATTTCTTCTGGATAGACTTGCCAGTTAGGGTGGTTAGCTAGAACAACCATCATAATACCTACCGCTGTAAACCCCAGTTTTGGATCATTGATAAAGTTATTACTAACAGCAGTATAATTTTCAGTCGCATTCTTGAAAGATAAATTGACAATCTAAATTTTTAAAGTCTGTCATACGCCCTCCTTTCTTTTTTGTTTAATTTGTTAAACATTTTCTTTAAAAAAAATCTTTCACTTGCTTATTAAAAACTACTGCTAATTTTTGAAGCGTTCGAATTTTCACTGTTGACGACTGACCTGATTCAATTAAGTGTATTGTTGTTCGAGAAACATTTGACTTCTCTGCAAGTTCCTCTTGAGACATTTTCTCTTTTTCACGCCATTTTCTTAAACGTTCTCCTTGCACGCACTCACCCCCTTATCTTAATTCGTCTAAGCTGACTTCCAGTGCATCAGCGATTTTGCACATATTCGTCCACGACATCTCTTTCATCCTACCAGCCTTCAGATTTGAAAAATTAGATGGATGAACACCCGATTCCTTAGCTAAACGATACATCGACCAGCCTTTTATTTTTAATTGTTTTTCAATTTTATCCCACATCAAAAAACACCATATGTTGTGCTTTTCAAGCACACTAAATCCTTTCTTATACAATATGTTGACAACCAAATACGTTTGGGTTATAATATATCTTGACTAAGACCTCTCACGTTTTAGTCAAAATTCCAATAGAAAGGAGAAAATTATATGTCTCGTTTACAACCTAGACCTCAAAAGAATTATCCTAACTACAACTGGGATGATTTAGATCGTTTTATTCAGGATATTCTAAGTGATCCATCGTTCAAAGTTTGTTGCGTAGACCCTGCACTTTATGCTATCCCTAAAGACGAAATTATTGCAGAATGCATAAGTGCTGGTTATACAGTTGAAGAACGTGAAGATGGCATTTTAAACATTTCATGATTAGCTAAACTAATGACTTGCGATTCAAGTCTAAAAAGTCTCGCTACTAAGTCTATCGATTGTCCGATAGGCTTTTTTCTTTTCCCACTATACGGATATCGTCTTGGTCTCATTTTCTCACCCCCTTTCAAATGTGGTATAATCAAAATAAAACGATTGGAGAAATCTTATGGATTCTAATCAACTATTCTGCTTATTTTGCGGTTGTTCTATTCCAAAGCACTACGATACATTCCGAGAAGACGAACACTACTTTTTGATTCGTCGTTCACATTTTATAAGTGACGAAAATATGAGCGATAAAATAAAAATACAATCAATGAAGTGTCCAAACTGTCATAAAGTTTCGATTGATATCGTGGGCGTTGGTAGTCAATTTCCAAATCGTATTATGCACTTCAACCCTATTTCACTTGCAAAAGTCTATCCAGACTACATCCCTCAGGCTATCAGAAGTGATTATGAAGAAGCTCACGCTATCTTAGATCTCAGCCCCAAAGCTTCTGCTACCCTCTCTAGACGTTGTCTACAAGGAATGATTAGAGATTTTTGGGGAATTTCTAAAGCAAGGTTAGTAGATGAGATAGATGCTTTAAAAGAGTCTGTTGACCCTAGCACTAAAAATGTACTCGACGCTCTACGAAAACTTGGAAACATTGGCGCCCATCCAGAAAAAGATGTAAATCTTATAGTGGATATCGAATCAAATGAGGCTCACAAGTTGCTGAAGTTTATAGAACTACTTATGCAAAAATGGTATATTGAACGCCATGATAACGAGCAATTACTACAAGATATTTTAGATTTGGACAAAGATAAACAAAATCAACGCAAACCTAAAAATTCTTGATAATGCGGAGAGCAAGGATCTAACTCAAATATTAGATTGCCGTCCATGTTATAATACTGTTCTACAACCCTAATGCCATCCGTCTCGGTTCCTTCGCCTCTCAAAATTGAAAGATGGATAACTTTTTCAACCTTCAACTCATCAGGTCTACCACGTCTATCGTGGTATTTTTCTTTTTGTCCTGGCATTCCCCTACTCCTTATCTTTTTTATCACATCGGTACTTCACTATCTGACGGATAGTAAAAGACACAACCACAAATCCTGCTAGGATTATCAATCCAATTTCTTCACTCATTGCTTTTCACGGCAAATGATGCTACACTATCTAGTAGAGGTTGGGGCTTCTGCCCCTTTCTCTACTTTTTATTTTGAAGCTTACGTTTGTGTTCTAAGATTTGTTTGTGCCACAAACGTGCTTCTCTGGTTAAGCCTAGTACCAAGATGACGGTTGCAGTGTCCTTGGTTGCTAGGCTTTTTATGATGTGTTCCATCATTTGCCTTACCTCCTTTTTTATTTTGCTCTAAGAGCAACAACCTGCCAAGGATTCGAACCTTGGTGATACCAATCAGGCTACATTTAATTTATCAAGCATTCCTGCAAATGCTGCATCAAAACGAATGTCATCGATTTCCTCTTGAGTGAAACCAGCATCAAGAAGGTAACGCTCTTGGCGTTCAATCTCCTCTGCTAACTCTGTCCATCCAAAAGCGAATTGACGGCAGTTAGTACAGAATGTTTCAAGTTGGCTGTAGAGGAAGTTTTCCTCGTAAGTACCTTGGATTAAAGTTTCCTTAGCTACTGCTTTAAAGATGTTGATTGCTTTCTCGTTTAATGTGTTCATGGTGTTTTCCTCCGGTTTGTTTTGTTATTTCCTTAAGCTTGATTATAGTTTAACACGTTAAACACAAAATGTCAAGTGTGTTAAACAAAAAAATTCACTTTTTTTATTTAAAGATGTATAATGGATTAAACAATATATAGAAAGGGGTTTTAAATGAAGTTAGGAGAATTGCTAAAATCATATAGAACAGAGCATAAATTATCAATGGATGCTTTTTGTGAATTATCTGATTTAACAAAAGGATATATTTCTATGCTTGAAAAAAATGAACATCCGAAATCGAAAAAGCCCATTGTCCCATCTTATGACACAATAGAAAAAATTGCTAAAGGAATGCAAATTTCTACAGAAGATTTAATTGATATGCTTGATGATGATCAAGAAATTCAAATCAACGCTACCCCAGCTCTTCTTTCAAAATCCCCAATCCAAACCATCTACGACGAACTAAAACCTCCAAGACAAGCCAAAGTCCTGAATTATGCAAAGAGGCAACTGGACGAGCAGAAAAACGAAGAAGAAACGAAGATAAACGAAGTATCGGAAGTTATCAGCTTGTACCAAGTTGAGGTAGTATCTGAGACGGCAGCAGCTTCTGGATTTAACTATGGATTTGGGTACGACGATACAGACAGAGAGACTATAGAGGTTGACCAGCAACCGCTACGTCACGACATTGCGACCAAGGTCAGCGGAGACTCCATGCAGCCTGACTACCAAGACGGAGACATTCTCTATTTAGTAGACAAAGGACTGACCACCTACAACGGAGACCTAGCAGTTATCGCATACGGAGACCGTTCTTACTTCAAAAAGATCTATACCGAAAACGGACGCTTACGCCTCGTATCACTCAATGACAAGTACGAAGACATCACCCTAGACTTCCCACCAGCCGAAGACACACACATCAAGATTTATGCAGTTATCGGGGTGTATAGAGGGGAA